GCGGCAACGACGACGCCTTCGTGGCGAAGATCACAGATGTCCTAACGCTCACGGTCGCCATCGACATCAAGCCGGGGAGCTTCCCGAACAGCATCAACATGAAGAGCGAGGGGAAGATCCCGGTTGCTATCCTGTCAACCCCAGACTTTGACGCTCCTGCAGAGGTTGATCAGGGTTCGTTGACCTTCGGCGCGACTGGGGACGAGGAGAGCCTGGCCTTCGCCCTCCGGGAGCTGGGGAAGCCCGTGACGATCTACTCCCTCGCCTATGGTGACCCCGCCGAGACACGGCTCGGACCCATCCCCTCCAACCGCAGGGAGGGTGGGAGCTGGACCTCGTTCTTCGACGCTAAGGGCTCGCGTCGGTGACGTGCTCTACTCACTTATATCGCGGAGGTAGGTCATGGCCAAGCGCGTCGTCGTCCTCTATCCGTTCTTCTCGCAGCAGAATAAGGAGACGGGGAAGTTCCTCTTCCGGAGCTGCGGCTCCACGAAGATCCTCCAGTTCATCGGCGAGCGGCTCCTACGGGAGAGCATGGCGGATCAGATCAGGTTCGTCGCGCCGGATATTAAGTTCTGGGGGGACGACCTCTCGAAGGTCGTCCCCGAAGAGTGGATCTATAGCTGTAGGATTCTACCGGATAACCGACTCCAGCGCCTCGAGTGGCCCGTCCGGTCGTGGGACTATATCTTCGGGGGCGGGGAAGGTGGAGTAGGTAGGGAAGGTGGAGTAGCTCGCGCCGATCTCGTCTTCAATATGCACGAGCTTATCGGCTGGCCCCTGAAGAAGCTCTACCCTGAGACGAGGGTGATAAGTATGTTTACCGTCTCCCCGGACGCAGAGCCCTGGCCGTGGATGTCTCCGCTCGTAGACCTTAGTATTCAAAATTCAGACCTAGTTACTGTTCCATCCGAGACGATGCTCAAGTTTATTTGGTCGAGTAATCCGACCGCTCTTGCTAAGTGGCCCCTCTCGTTCGACCAGGAGGAACTCGACCGGCTCCTCGTCCTCCCGCCGTCCGGGAAGCCCCCCGTGAACGTCCTCTTCGTCTTCAGGGCGTCGGCGAGTAACTACACGCACCACCGGGAGTTCATCGAGGCTATCAAGATACTCCGGAAAGAGACAGGGAGCGGCATCCTGGTCGCGTTCACCGACACGACGCGCTACCTCCGGTCGAATCCGGAGGAGATGGCGGGTCTCTCGAAGGACGACGTAGAGATCCTCGACGATCCCGGAGACCAGGAGAAGTACGCGGATCTCCTCAGGCGGAGCCGGATCGTCGTGGGGATGAACGATAACATGCACGGGGGGATGGGCGTCCGCGAGGCGATGTACGCCGGTGCCGTTCCCGTCCTCCTCGACGCCCCCTGCTACCGGGAGCTCATGAACTCAGAGATCGAGTGGCTCGGGTGGATACCGAGCCCGGTGACGTCAGAGGGAATCGCACACGCCCTCTCGGAGGTCCTCGGCCTCACGAAGAACGATTTCAGAAGCCTCCGCCATTATAGCGTAGGTCGGGCGAGGCTCGAGGCGTTCGAGGAGACGTGGAAGGTGATGAAGCCGCAGATCAATCAACTCCTCGAGAAAGGGAACTGATCTATGTTTGACTGGCTGAAGCCCCTACCAAGTCCTCTTCCAGCTAGAAAGGCAGATACGAGCGGCGCCTCGATGGAACCGGAGGCACTCCTCATAGACTGCGCGTGGTGCGACCCCTACAGCCTCCTAGACGCGTGGACCATCGCGAGGACGGAGGGGGGAACGCTAGATTGCTTTCTTCGGGATGGGAAGATGTGGTTTACCGTGCGCTTCGTCGCACCCCGTGCCGTAAAGATTCTCTGCTACGGTCGCGTCTACGATATACCGAGGGGAGATGATGTCATCATAAACTTCAACTTCCATATAACGCACGGCTACAGGGTTAAGCCGCATGAAGTACAAGACTTCGACGCCTTCATCGCCAGGCGCCCGTGGCGCACAAAGGCCATTGACGAGATAGGGGATGACTTGATATGATCTACGAGCCACGGCACAGCGCGACGCAGCGCCGGTCGGACCGGGAGCCGCTAGAGCCGTTCGAGATCATCGACCTCTCGGTCTTCTCGACGTCGATCTGTAACTCCGGGTGCCAGACCTGTGATATCTGGATGGAGAAGGAGCGCGTCGAGTTCCCCGCCGACGAGATCCTCAGGCTCGCCGACCTCCCGCTCCTCAGGGACGCGGCCTTCGTCCTCCTCGGCGGGGAGTTCACGGTACACTCGGAGTACCTCCGGATCATACGTGGGCTCAACCAGCGGGGACACCCGTACTACATGTTCTCGAACGGTATCCTCCCGGAGCGCATCAAACAGGTCTACGCTGAGGCCGGGGGGATTACGAACCTCTCGATGTCCGTTGATGCCTTCGGGCCGAAGCACGATGAGATCCGCGGAGCCCCGGGGAACTTCAACCACATCCGTGATATCTGCGATTGGATCCACCTTCATCACCCGGAGACGTTCCTTCGGCTCGCCTATACGGTCTCTCAATACAATACTCGAGAGGATCTGGAGAAAGTCATAGAGTTTGCGGCCTACTACGGTATAGACGTCCGGGTGGGCTACGCGGCGGCCATCTCCATCTTCTCGAAGTTCACGAAGCGGACGGTCCCGGTGTACTACGAGGTGGCGGACCTCTACTGGGACAAGTACGTCTCGCTCTACACGCCGTGGGCGAAGGGGTGGAAGACTCCCTGCCGGGGGATCTACTATCATCCACTCGTGATGCAGGACGGGCGCCTCCTGCTCTGCCAGAACCTCGGCGTGGTCCTCGGGAACGTCCTCGAGCGTCCCTTCGAGGAGATCTGGGCCGACCCTGCCGTTCGGGAGAAGATCCAGTCGTATGAGAGCTGCAATGCGTGCTGGCAGTCATGTGATCGCAAGCTGGACTCCGAGCGTATATCGTGGACCCAAATCGAGAAGATTCGGAGAGATTATGGTGCAAGTTAGATCACCGGAAGAGTTGACAATTCTTTATAGGGAAGGCCAGTACCGCCCTCCGCATAAGACGTTCTTTTACCGAAACGGTAAGTGCTGGGATTGGCATAGCCCTAGGAACAGAGCTCCAGTACGGAAGATCTGGGAGCTAGTCTATGGTCCAATCCCAGAGCATATTCCAGCTCTTTACGTCTGCCATACATGCGACCGTCAACCCTGCGGTCGACCGAAGCACCTCTTCCTCGGAACACCAAAGGATAATATGCAGGACGCGAAACAGAAGGGTAGGCTGCCACGAGGAAAAGATCACTACTTGAATAAAATATCTGAGAGGATTAAACGTAATAGAGGATGGCTAACGAAAAAGGAGGTTCGTAAAATTCGGGATCTTTATATAAAATCTATCTCCTCCAAGGATATCGCTAGTAATTTTAAAGTAACATATAGGCAAATTCGGAACGTCATTAATCGTACTTCTTGGAGGTACGTAATATGAGTAAGGGTAAAGAAGACCCGACTACCTGGCGTGTGATCTACCGCCACGTCTCGAGCGAGGAGTACCGCTTCCTGGCCATCGTCCGAGAGGAGACGGAGCTGGCGGCGCGCTCCGTAGCCGCGGGGCTCCTCATGCAGCACGCCGTGAGGTCCGGGGGCGACGTCTCGAACTGGGAGTACGTGAAGACAGAGCGCTGGGACGACTCCTCCTTCGATCCGCCACCGACACCACGCGTCATAATCAAGAGAGGCTAGGGCGAGTGATCTTCATCGTCGAAGGCGCCAACGCCACCGGGAAGTCGTCGGTAGTGGAATGCCTCCGCGCCCGACGGCGCGAGATATTTCACGACCGGCCGCACTTCGTGACCCTCCCGCACCGACACGACTCGGACGGGGACTACTACTCGCTCGGGGCGGAGCGGCGGGGGCACGAGGTCTTCACGTCACTCTATCGGTCGACGGAGACCTACGTCTTCGACAGGTGGTCGACGGTTACGTCCGTCGTCTACAACCGCATCCGGGGGGTCGAGAACCCTGACTGGCTCCTCCGCCCAGAGTGGCTCTATGACGTCCGGCTCATCGGGCTCTCCGCCTCCCCGGAGGCGCTCCTCGAGCGAATTCAGGCCCGCCCGTGCTGTCGCGACCGCTATACGCTAGACCGAGTCAAGCTCATCGTCGATAAGTACGAAGAGAGGTTCCAGGAGATATCAGATAGGGGCATTCCGGTCCTCCGGGCGGAGAGCTCGGACGCCGAGAATATCATGAAGTTCATACTGGAGGAGATCGGGGGATGAGTCGATGCACCGCGTGCGAGTGCCATAAGACGTCGACTAAGGTTGTCTTCGGGATAGGAAATCCCAAGGCTAGGATCGCCTCGGTCGGCGAGGCCCCGGGGCCGGACGAGGACAAGCGGGGGGAGCCGTTCGTCGGGCGCGCGGGGCAGCTCCACGACGAGTTCTGGAAGTCGGTCGAGATCACTCGCGCCGACCTCTGGATTGATAACACTGCTAAGTGCTTTCCGGGAAGGAACGAGAAGGGCGGGATCGCGAAGCCACCGGAGAGGGCCGTCGAGATCTGTATGGAGAAGTGGCTCCTCCCGCAGCTCGCGATAGTCAAGCCTCGCGTCATCGTCGCCTGGGGCCTCACGGCGGCCCAGGCGTTCGGGGTCCCGAAGACGCTACCGATGGCCGAGGTCGTCGGGCGGGAGTTCGAGACGGAGTTCGGGATCGTCGTCCCGCTCTATCACCCGAGCTACTTCCTCCGGAACCCGACGGACTTCATGAACCGGCAGCGCGTGATCGACGCGCTCGGGCGGGCCGTGGTCCTGGCGGGCATCCGGACGCAGACGATGTCGGGCGCCGACCAGGCGAAGACGGAGCGGCACCAGGAGGACAAGAGGGTCATCGCCGCGCTGGAGTCGAGGAGCGTCGTCTTCGAGCGTCGTCCCTGGAACGACGACCGCGCCTACTCCATCGCGTGGACGGACGGGACCGACGTGGTCCTCGTCTACAAGGACGCGAAGGGGAGGAAGCGGCACGAGGTCATCACCGACTTCGAGTGGTACTTCTACCTCCGGACCCGCGACCTCGTGGAGAAGGTCCCGGCGTCGTTCGTCTCGAGGTGGATGCGCGACGGCCTCCTCCACCGCCTCGTGGCGGACGACGTCAACCCGGAGTGGACCCAGGTCTACGCGGGGCGGCACGTCGTCCGGACGTGGGCCCTCCGGGAGCACGTCCTCGAGAGCGACCTCTCCCTCTGGGACGACCGCGTCATCGACAAGTACAAGGAGGACCGGCGCCTCCGGACGATGCTCGACGAGCTCGAGGGGCTAGGGGTCGAGCACTTCGAGGCGGACCTCACGCCGATGCGCCGCTTCATGACCGACTACGACATCAAGATCCTCGACGTCTACGACGAGATGTTCGTCGACATCGAGACGGACGACACCGTCCCCCTGACGGACTGGAAGACCCTCGCCGACAGGCGCATCCTCTCCATAGCGTGGGAGATTATCTGGGCCGACCGCACCCGGAAGCCAGAGCGCGGGTTCCTCCTCCTGAAGAAGGAGACCGACCGCGCCGAGCGCGAGATGCTCGCGGAGTTCATGAAGGTCCTCGAGGGCATCGACGTTCTCTACGCGTGGAACGGGAATAACTTCGACTTCCCGATCCTCCGCCAGCGGATGCGACGGTTCCGTATGGGCGCGACGTGCTGGGAGACCATCCACATCATCGACCTCCTCGGCGTCTGGCACCGGTACTTCCAGCGGGGGGCGAGCGTTAACACGTCGTACGCGCTGCAGAGCATCGCGAAGCACATCCTCAAGAAGGAGAAGCTCGACTGGCGCACCATGGCGCGGGAGCGGGGCCTGAAGATCTCGACCTTCCTGGAGCTTTACCGGCAGGCTCCGGATATCCTCGAGGAGTACAACCGCTGGGACGCCCGCCTCCTCCTGGAGCTGGAGGAGCACATGGGATTCGCGAAGATCGAGCAGGTATTTTGCAGAATTGGAAATAGTTTTACGAAGGACTACCACATCGCGACGAAGATCGACTCGCTCCTCCTGAAGCGGGGGAAGCAGACCGGTATTCACTTCCGCTCGAAGAAGATCCGGGCGCTCGGGGCGGCGGGGAGGGCGGAGTACAAGAAGTCGCACGAGTGGGAGGCGTACGAGGGCGGCTTCGTTCTCGCCCCGAAGACGGGGATCTTCGACGACGTCGCGGCGCTCGACTTCAAGTCGCTCTACCCGAGCGTCATGATCGGGTTCAACATAAGCCCGGAGACGTACGTCACCAACGAGCAGGCGACGGCCCTCTCACCGGACGAGTGGATCGAGTGCCCGACAGGGGCGAAGTTCCTCGTAAAGACCCCGGGGTTCGTCCCGCTCATCTTTCAGGACACGGGGGAGAAGCGGAAGATCTACTCAGAGATGCAGGCGAACGAGCCCGTTGGATCTGATCTATTTCTCTTGTACTACAGAATATCTTACGCTTTCAAAAGATTGGGGCTCAGCTTCTACGGGGATTTAGGATCTGTTTCTAGCCGCTACTTCAACCCGAAGATCGCCGAGGCCGTGACGCTCTCCGGGCAGTACGTCCTGAAGCAGGCGCTCGAGTTTGCGGAGCGCGAGGGAATTGTTCCGCTTTACGGTGACACGGACTCGCTCTACGTCAAGCTCCCCGCGATAGAAGGGGAGAACTTCGTGAAGCGCTGTAACGAGTACCTCCGCGTCCACCTCCGGGAGAAGTTCGGCGTCCCGGACGACCGCTTCCGCGTGGAGCTGGAGTACGAGAACTACTTCTCGCGGATGTTCTTCGTCCGGAAGAAGCGGTACGCCGGACTGATGACTATGTACAAGGGGAAGGAGGCGTCGTTCACGGAGGTCAAGGGCCTCGAGTGCATGCGCTCCGACGGCATCGAGTACGCCCGGAGGGTCCAGAAGACCCTGATCGAGATGATCGTCCGCGACCGGCGTCCCGTGCGGGTTATCCTCGACTTCATGCTCGACCAGCGGGAGCGGGTCCTCGGGGACGACCTGGGGCTCGAAGACATCACGATCACGAAGGGGCTCATGAAGGGGATCGAGCAGTATAAGACGAAGGGGGTGCACGTCAAGGTCGCGGAGGCGTTCCGGGCGAGGGGCGGCGAGTACTACGTCGGGATGAAGGTCCCGTACGTCATCACGGAGTCGTCGCCGACGCTCGTCGGCGTGCACGCCGAGGACTTCGACGGGAAGTACGACCACCGCTACTACTGGGACAAGGTCATCTACCCGCCATCCTACCGCATCCTGGAGGTCTGCTACCCCCACGTCTCCTGGCGGGACCTCTTCGTCAAGAAGCTCCCAGAGAAGCAAGCGGTAAAGAGCAGTAGAAATGGAGACGAGGACGACGAGGAGGTGAACGAGTAATGGGACGCTGCCCCGAGTGCAACGGAATAATCTCTCTGCGTTTCCCGCTCTGCGGAAAGTGCGGCTGGCCAACCTCGGAGAAGAAGAGGACTAAGTAATGGTCTTGGACTACGGACCGGACGCGGCGCTCCTCGCCCGCTACCGGAGGGACTACGAGGCGTCGAAGCGTGGGGGTGGCGCCGGCGGGGGTGGGGGGATAGGGTGGCTCCAGCTCCAGGACGGGGTCAACGTCGTCCGCATCCTCCCGCCGTACGGGGAGGGGGATCAGTACAGCATCGTCGTCGGACAGCACTTCGGCCTCGGGTCCGAGCGGAGGGCCGGGGTATTCTGCCCCCGCCTCACCCTCGGGTTCGACGGGCGGACCCCGCTCGTCGACTGGTCCTGCCCCGTCTGCGAGTACACCGATCTCGTCAGGGGAAGCGCGCGGCGGGGCCGCGAGCTCTCCCGGGCGAGGGACCTCGGCGCCGTGACGCGGTGGGTCTGTCAGGTCCTCGACCGCGACGGCGACGACGTCGACGCGCCGCTCCTCTGGAGCTTCGGCCTCCCCGTATACGGGCAGCTCCTCGGGTTCCTCACCGGGACCTACCCGGACCTCCTCGACGCAGATGAGGGACAGGACATTGCGGTGAGGAAGGTGCGGCAGGATCGGTCTACGACGTACACTCTCTCCCCGGAGGGGAAGCCGTCGCCGGTGAGCGACGCCGCCCTCGAGCGACTCGTCGATCTGAAGTCCTACATTAAGTCCCGGATACCCCGGCCCGAAGAGCTCGGGCGCGTCCTCGACGGTCGGGGAGAGGGGGAAGCCTCGGCGGGGCCTTAAAGTCGCCCCTAGGGGGCGCTCCGGGGCTCCTCGGGGGCGCTTTTCGCCTAGGAGAAAGGAGAGAATCGGGGTAGTCTAACGGTCGAGAGCGCAGCGTCTCTTTCGTCGGAGGAAAGGAACCGAACGATGATGTTTACGATGTCCGACCTACTCGAAAGGCGTCGGGAGTTCCAGCGTATCTACGTGAGGAGGAAGTACCAGAAGGACCTCGAGGACCTCACCGAGGAGGAGGTCTCCGAGATCATCAAGCAGCAGGTCCTCTCGATGGCCTCCGAGGTCTTCGAGTTCCTGGACCGCGCGACGAACTGGAAGGACCACCGCTCCCCCGCGACACTCGACCGGCACGCCGCGCTCGAGGAGCACGTCGACATCGGCAACTACTGGCTGAACCTCTTCGTCTACCTCAAGATCCAGCCCCACGAGTTCCTGAAGGTCTTCTCCGAGAAGAGCGACCTGATCCTCAGGCGCTGGAGGGAAGAGATGGAGGAGCCGTCGTGAGCTACAACTTCCGCGTCGTCGTAGCCTTCATAAATCGAGGCGAGGACCTCTCCTTTCGCATCGAGGACGTCAACCTAGTTCCTAGGAAGCGGCTGGGCGATCTCGGACCCATACTCAACGATCACTTTATGCAGTACGAAGAGCCGCTACCCAGTAGCAGGAGCGTCGAGGGCCTGAGGGCGAAGCTCCGGGAGATGCTCGCGGCGTGCGAGAAGCCGGTACTCTTCCTCTACGAGCACGCCCCGACTCTCGAAGAATGGAAAGGAAGGGGTGAGTGATGTCCGAGACAGATCGCATCGCCCTGCACGAGAAGGTTACGCTCCGGGAGATCGCGCGCTTGCGGAAGCGCAGACTGAGCGACCTGCAGCTCATCAAGCTCGGTCTCGCGCAGCTCCTCAGGCGGACGCTCCCGGGCTCTATCTACGACGTCGTCCCGGACGACGCTGCAGTCATCCTCGAACTGGAAAGGAGAGCAAGATAAATGGCCAAGGAAACGATCTTCGACCCGGCGAACCTCGAGATTATTATCCCGTCCCTCGACGGTCGCCCCGCGTGGAGGGTGAAGCCTATCCCCTACGTCGAGACGGACCGGGAGAACCTTAACGAGGACATGGGGCAGCACGCGGCGAAGGTGGCGTGGATCGGGCAGCTCTACGCGGACGCGAAGTACGAGCGCGAGCGCCTGAAGTCGGTGCGCGATCAGGTCGAGGGCGCGATCGTCCTCGAGTACCTGGGTGAAGTAGGCCCCGACGGGAAGCGGCCGACGGGGCACGCGGTCGAGGCGTACTTCCCGCAGCAGGAGGCGTACATCAAGGCAGACCTCGCGTACCTCGACATGGCTAGGACGGTCGACCGCCTCGACGGGATGCGGGACGCCCTGGAGCACCGCATGCAGCTCATGGTCTCTATCGCGAGCAACAAGCGGCGGGAGATGGACGGGGGCGACCCAGGGAGGCTCGCCGAGCGGATTCACGAGAAGGAGGGGCGGGAGGCGCGGTACAGGGAGCAGCTCCGGAGCGAACGCGGTACTACGAAACCCGAGAGGAGACGGTAGCGATGAAAAAGGCGCTTCTATTGGCGATTGCTATGATGGGGCTCACCGCTGGGTGCGGCTGGGGTGTCGTGCACCCCGGAGACCGCGCCGTCTTTGCCTACTGGGGGAAGATGGAGGCGAAGTGCTACCCGGAGGGGCTGTACTGGTATAACCCCTTCACGACGACGATGTATAGCCTCGACGTCAAGGTCCAGGCCCTGAAGTTTGAGAAGCTCACGGCGGCGAGCCGGGACCTCCAGGAAGTCCACGCCGACGTCGTCCTTAACTTCCAGATAGACGGTGTAGAGTGTCATCAGCTGCTCCTCACGGTAGGGCCAGACTTCATCTCTCGCGTCATCGGACCCGCCGTCTCGGAGGTCATCAAGGCGGCGACGGCGCACTTCCCTGTCGAGAAGATCATCCAGGAGCGCCCGAGGCTCAAGGAGGAGATCCTGAGCGGACTGAAGGTCCGCCTCTCGCAGTACAATATTACGGTCCGCGACGTCAGCCTCACCGAGTTCGGGTTCTCGCCTGGCTTCACGAAGGCGATCGAGGCGAAGCAGATCGAAGAGCAGAACGTCCAGCGATTCGAGTTCCTCCGCCTCCAGGCGGTCAAGGACGGCGAGGCACGAACCGCTCGTGCGATGGGAGAGGCGAACGCGAACAAGCTCCTCGCAGAGTCGCTGAAGCAGTCCCCGGAGACGCTCCGGTTCAAGGAGCTGGAGGTCCTGCAGCAGAAGTGGAACGGGCAGATGCCTCAGGTCATAGCGGGGAGCGGACCTGCTATGCTCCTCCAGATCCCGCGATGATCCGCGGGGCGGAGATCGTCTTTGGGCTCGTAACCATTATCCTCGTCCTCGCTATCGGCGTCGTCCTCTGCTACGGACTCTACGTTAGGTTCATGGGATGGCGACGGGAGCGCGAGATCCAGAAGCTAGGGCGAGACCCGAAACCTAAGGAGTAAGTAAGTCTCGGAAGTACATACATATCATCAAGAGGAGGTTTCGATCATGGCACGCGAGGAACGCGGACGGAAGGCTGGATTGGGCGTCGTCGACGACGAGCTCATGGAGCGGTACAAGAAGGATCGGGAGAGCGCGAAGGCGAAGAGCGGGGGCGGGGGAAGCGCTGAGTGGATCTCGCTCAAGGACGGGCTGAACATGGTCCGCCTCCTCCCCCCGCTGACGAAGGGCGACCCGTTCTACATCTACATCGGGCAGCACTTCAGCCTCGGGGAGTCGAAGAAGGGCAACGTCTACTGCCCCCGGCTCTGCATCTCGATGGACGGGAGGACCCGGATGTCCGACGAGGACTGCCCGGTCTGCGAGTACGTCGCCGAAGTCAAGAAGCTCTCGAAGAAGTCGAGCGAGGTCGCGGCGGCGGACGAGATCCGGGTGAGCGGGCGGTGGCTCTGTCAGGCCCTCGACGTCGACGAGGACGACGGGAAGCCCCGGTTCTGGTCGATGGGACCGATGATCTTTAATCAGATCATGGAGTACCTGACTGGCAAGTATCCTATGCTCTATCAGCTCGAGGGGGGGTACGACCTCAACGTCAAGAAGTCCGGGAAGGGGCTGGAGACCAAGTACCAGGTCTACCCGGAGAAGGACCCGACGGACGTGGACGAGGGGATCGTCCTCGAGATGCTCGACCTCGAGGAGTACGTCAGGGTCCGGCTCTTCTCGAAGGCGGAGCTCGAGCGCGTCCTCGACGGCGAGGACCCGATGGAGATCGTCAATAGCAGGACGGCGGAGGAGAAGGATGAGCGCAGCGCCACCACCGGGCGCTCCAGAAAGGAGACGGAGCCCGACGAGCCCCCGGCGCGTCAGCGGGGTAGCAGGAGGGAGCCCGAGCCGGAGGAGGCTCCAGCTCGCGGTGGACGTAGCAGGAGGGAACCGGAGCCCGACGAGCCCCCGGCGAGTACTCGGCGCGGGCGCGGCGACGAGTACGACGACGCCGCGGAGCGGGAGATGGCGCGCCTCCGCGACAGGTCGAGCGGGAAGAGCGGCAGGAGCGAGCCGGAGCCCGAGCCTCGTGGTCGCGGGCGTCGGTAGGGAGTAGAAACGTAGCCATGCCGAGATCTCGCACGAAGCTAGAGGAGGCGGCCGTAAGGGTCTACTGCCTCTGGATGCAGGGCAGGGTCCTAGCTCAGGACGATGAAGCTGCACTTCTATTCAACGGCTTCCTCGGGGAGGCCGGGAAGATCCCCGGTACCCGAAAGAAGATTATGGAGGTACTTCGTAAATCGCAGGAAGAAAAGGGGTTTAGATAATGTCGAAGAGGGACGTAGAGCAGCTCGCGGCGAAGCTCGTCGCCGAGCTAGCGAAGCTCGCGGCGGACAGGAAGAAGCGCGGGGTCAAACTCTCACCCGACCCCGTGCAGATCTACACGGAGCACGTCAGGACGTCGCGGAGGGCCGAGTTCGTCTCGACCGGGAACAGGGCCGTCGACCGCATCCTGGGCGGCGGCATCCCGGTCGGGCGGACGGTCGAGGTCTTCGGCCCCTACTCGAGCGGGAAGTCCGTCCTCCTCCACGAGATCATCGCCCAGGCCCAGCTCCTCGGGGGCCTGGGCATGATCAAGGACTCGGAGGCGACGTTCGACGAGGCGTTCGGGACGCGGATCGGGATCAACCTCAGGGCGCTGCTCCACAACGAGCCCGACACGGTGGAGGACGCGTTCCAGGAGGTCTGGGACGCGTGCACCGTCCTCCGGAAGCTCGACGACGACGTACTCTTCGTGATCGGCCTCGACTCGCTCGCGGCGACCTCGACGAAGCACGAGATGGAGGACTTCACGAAGTCGGACATGACGAAGGCGAAGGCGATCTCCGCGTGGCTCCGGCGCGTGACGCGCGTCGTGGCCCGGGAGCGGACGGTCTTCGTCGTCATAAATCAGACGCGGCAGAAGATCGGCGTGATGTTCGGGAACCCCGAAACGACGTCCGGTGGGGAGGCTATGGGGTTCCACACGTCGCAGCGCATACGGATCTCGCAGGGGGTGCTCTACAAGGGGCACAAGCGGAAGCTCTTCGACCGCGGCCTCCCCGTCGCCGGGCGCGCTGTCGTCGAGGTCGTCAAGAACAAGGTCGGGGCGCCGTTTCAGAAGTGCGAGGTCATCATCAACTTCACGGACGGCCTCGTCCCCTGGAGCGGCTTCGCCGACCTCCTCGCGGACGAGGAGCGGATCACTCGGATCGGCGACTCCGAGATGTTCGAGTACGAGAGGCGGCGGTTCCCGTGGTACGAGATCGAGGACGTCCTCGCCAAGCACCCGGAGATCCTGGAGGAGGAAGTAAAATTATGAATCTGCTTCTCAATCTTCTCAGCTTCGCGCTCGGGGGTATCCTGATCTACAGGATCTACATGTACATGATTCCAGAAATTCAGAGAGAGGTGGCCGAGATGCTCCTCTCCGTTCTCCGATGATCGTCCGCGTCTACGTGGCCGGGCCGATGCGCTCCGGCCTGGAGAGGGGGATTCACGCGGCCGTCCAGGCCGCCGACGAACTCATGGCGGAGGGCTTCGTCCCGTTCCTCCCGCAGCTCCAGGCGCTCTGGAATATGATCTCCCCGAAGGACGACGTCTACGGGTACTTCCTCCCCTTCGACTTCGCCTGGATCGACGTCTGCGACTGCCTCCTCCGCCTCCCCGGGGAGTCGTACGGGTCGGACCAGGAGGTGGCGTACGCGGAGAAGGTCGGGAAGCCGGTGTTCTACTCTATCCCTGAACTTAGAAAATGGAAGGAGTCGAGATGATACTCGCAGACGTAGAGGGGGCTAAGTATAACGTGCACTTTCACTACTGCATATATGACGGGAAGCGGACGACGTTCTGCACCATTCATCGCTTCCCGTGCCTCGCGAAGATGCGGCCGTGCGGGACGATCCCAGCTGCTACCGGGCACGCAGAGTGTAGTCATCGGGACGAGTTCAGGAAGTCGACGGGACGGAAGATCGCCCTCGCCAGGGCGATGAAGATACTCGGCATTCCGCGCCCGAAGCGGGCGGAGATCTGGACGAGCTACCTCTCGAAGGTCAACGGTACCTAGGGGAATGGCATGACTCTACGAGGCCCCGAGCTATACGGGAAGAAGCGGTGGACCGATGATGAACTGGAAGTAGCGGCGACGTTCGCGACGCGCGTCTATCTGAAGCAGCTAACCTACTATGGGGCGATGAAGCTCTGTCACGTCGCCCTCCCGGCACGAACCGAGAAGGCGTGCCGGGAAGTCATTCGTAGACTGGCAGCAGAAATGCGGAAGATCGACGCCGCCGACGTCTAGATTCCGCCTATCATGGAAAATATAAGATGTATCATAATATGAAGATAGAGAGGGATCAATGAACCAGATCGCCGAGTCCGGTGTAGTGCCGATTAAAGTGCTGGACATCCTACGGTGTCCTCGTTGCAATCGTCTAATCTCTACGTAAGGAGACTAACCTATGGCGATTACAGATTTCTTGACGAATATCTACACTTCGGAAGAGGTCACGACAACCTTGCGACTCCTGCGGGACTTTAAGGGCTGTGAGAGTCGCGTGGAGTGGCTGGCTATCCCATTTATGGCATGGGGGAAGCTGGAGCAATTCGAGGAGTTCCTATCACATATGGCAGAAGGGACACCACTCCGTAATGATACGGTAGAGTACATAAAAAAGCACGGAAAAGTACATAAAACAGCACGGAAAAGGTAGAGATGACGATTGAACTTAATATAGGAACTCCAGGAGATGCCGCGTAGTATGAAGACAAAGACTCTCTGCATCGACGCAAAAAATCTTGTAATGCGGAACTTCCTCGCCTACCCGAAGTGGCTCGCGGCCGAGGGCGGGGAGCGGACGAGCATGATCCACGGCTCGTTCCTGGAGCTCTTCCGTCAGATCCGGATGTTCGAGCCCGAGCGGGTCGTCGTGACGTGGGACTCCCCCTCCGCCTTCCGGAGAAAAATCCTCCCGACCTACAAGCTCGGGAAGGACGGGAAGAGGCGCGGGGCTATGACGGAGGCGGACTACGAGAACTTCGCGGGGCAGCTCCGGATATTCAGGGAGGGGCTCGCGGCGCTCGGCGTCTCGGAGGTGAAGGTCGAGGGCGTCGAGGGGGACGACCTCGTCGCGCTCGCGGTGATCACGCGGTCGCTCCGCCCGATAACCATATCCTCGACGGACCACGACTTCTGGCAGCTCGTGCGGGAGGACGTTCAGATCTACGACCCGAGGACCAAGACCTGCTGCACCGCCGAGAACTTCCCGAAGTTCACGGGGTTCGACTCCCCGGAGCACCACCTGGCGTTCAAGGTCATCAAGGGGGACCCGGGGGACGGCGTCCCGACGGCGATCCCGAGGCTCGGGGAGGAGCGGGCGAAGGAGCTGGCGCGGCGGCTTCAGCTCCCCTTCACTCCGAAGGATATAATCGAGACCGAGATACTCCAGCTCGACGTCGAGCCCTACAGGACCAGGGAGATCTCGCTCGCTCTGGCGCGGAACTTCAAGCTCGTCTCGCTCCACGCGGCCGTCGTGATGCAGAGAAATATCCTCTATGATCTAGTCTTCCCCAATCCTAAGAGGACGTGGGAGGGGTTCCTGGAGTTCTGTCAGCTCTACCAACTCGCGACCGTCATGAAGACGTACGAGGAGACCCGGAACGCTCTGCCTAATACTGGGAGGGACTGAGTATGGGATGGTTTACATCCACATTTGATTCTGATAAATTCCGGGAGATTACAGAGAAGTGGCCCATCGGGAAATTTGCCCGTCTCCGCATCAATGGAAATAAGGTTCAGATCATCGGGTATAACGAGGCGTACTCTATCGAGGTCCGGCTTCAGAGCCTTCAAACTCTCCATGTCCGCGACGTCGAGTTAGAGGAGGACCGGGAATGGCGACCTATCCGATGAGCTACAAGATCGGTTGCAACTTCGACCCGGAACTCCTCGATGGACTCGCCGGGCTGAACTCCAAGTATGCCACTAAGCAGTGGAGGATCACGGAGCTCTACGGGAGCCTCCCGAGCGTCAACCCGATAGGGACGGCGCGGCCGGGGTTCCGGCTCCGGGACGGCGACGCGCTATTCCTCGAGTCCTACGTAAGGGACGCGCTCGAGCTCGGGATGGGGCTGAACTACACGATCAATACCTCGTCGGTCGATCCGCGGGAGCTCAAGGCTCGGGAGGCGGAGATCGGCGAGTTCCTGGAGTTCCTCTCGGATATCGGCGTCGTCCGGGTCACGGTCGCGCACCCGCTCGTCGCGCAGCTCGTCTCCGCCCTCTGCCCCTCCCTCCCCGTCGAGATCTCGACGATACTCCAGCTCCGGCACCCGAGGCAGCTCGAGCTCCTCAAGGATCGCTGTCCGAGCGTCGAGAAGATCTGCCTCGACGTCTTCGCCAACCGGGACCGCGAGAAGCTCACCGAGTTCTACGCGGTAGGGCGCTCGCTCGGCATCGCGCTGGAGGTCATCGTCAACGAGTTCTGCATCTACGAGTGCCCCGACCGGAATCCCTGCTACGACCTCCACGCCCTGGACCTAACGCAGGACGAGA